TTTCCGAAAGAGTGGGTCAATCCCTGCTTTTTTGCAAGGTATGACCAGTCAGGTGTTCAACAGAGACACAGGAGAGATTTACAATGCACGAGAAGATACACCAACGATTGTCGAGAGCGTTCGGCAATTATGCCTTGCGTTCAAGAAATTGGAGGTTGACTGTAGTCCGAAAAGGACTATGGCCGCTTTCGACTCATACATTGCAATTGAGCAATCCCTTGAGATGTTTTCACTGCCGTCGGATGCAGCCGTATTTTTGGCGGTATCTGACATACTTTGGGCTGACTGCCTTATGGGTATTAACCCGTGTGACTGTCTTCCCAAGCATGGACCCGGCACAACTGCTGAAGGTACTTTTGGAAATCAAAAGTATCTGTGGCGGACTTGGCACGATCGTCTTGAGCCTTACTTCCCCCTGATCAATACGGCTTACCCGTTGGGTATACCGTTGGATGCAGAGGAGCTCAAATTAGTAACGATGCGTTCCGAGGAGGAGGAATTACCCGTGAGGGTAATTTCTGTTCCTAAAACACTCAAGAGTCCCAGAATTATCGCAATAGAACCTGTGTGTATGCAATATACACAACAAGGGGTTCGAGACGCATTATATAATGCGGTCGAATTCGGTAGATTTTCACGCGGTCATGTAAATTTTCGTGACCAAAGTGTTAATCAACGTTCTGCGATAAGGGGGTCGATTGATGGTCAGTCGGCAACGATTGATCTTTCAGATGCAAGTGATCGTGTTCCGCACGACCTTGCTATCCAGATGTTTCGAAGCAATCCTGACCTTCAGGACGCTATCGACGCATGTCGATCGACTCGGGCAAAAATGCCTTCGGGGGAGATTGTATCTCCCTTGAGGAAATTTGCGTCCATGGGTTCGGCTCTCTGCTTTCCCGTTGAGGCCATGTACTTTTACACTATATGTGTAATGGCTCTTTTGCGGGCGAGAGACCTTCCTGTAACGCCGCGAAATTGTTTTAAGGTTTCGCGACGCGTTTACGTTTACGGGGACGATATTATCGTACCCGCAACGAATGCGATGATTGTTTTCGATCAGCTACAAAAGTACAATTGTAAGCTGAACCTCAATAAGACTTTCTATATTGGAAAATTTAGAGAGTCATGTGGGGTTGACGCATACATGGGATATGAGGTAACACCTACATATGTCCATGCATTGCGCCCTGAAAACAAGCAGCAAGCCAGTCAGCTCATCTCATGGACGGCTACAGCCAATTCCTTTTACAAAAAGGGTTATTGGCAGACCGCCAGTTTTATGATAGGTATCATAGAACGAATCTTAGGGCCTTTGCCCTACGTTTCTGAGAAGAGTTCAGGTCTTGGCCGTCATTCCTATTTGGGTTACTGTTCCACCGGAAGGTGGAACCGTAATTTCCAGCGTCTTGAAGTAAGATGCTGGGCTCCAAAGCCAATACGTCGCACTGACGTGTTGGGGGGTTACGGTGCCCTGATGAAAAGCTTCCTTGGAATGGAAGAATCCGAAAAAGATCTTCCTGTTCTCTGTGATGCTCTTCATTTAGAGCGATCTGCACTTCACGGCGGAGTTGCATTAACTCGCCGTTGGCTCCCCTCGCTATTCTGAGGGGGTTCAGGGATTCATCCCTGGGGGGCTCTTACCTAAAGATGCCGAAAGGCAGCTTTGGCAGTG